GAACCCGTCATCATCCCGCGACGTGAGGATGCTATCGGCCGTCGTCGGCTTGCCGCGATAGGAGAGCGGCAGATCGCGCATCGTGTCGTTATCAAGCTCGCGCCCATACCGGAGCCCGCGCGTATGGGTATTGGCCAGCAGCACCCCGAGGCGGGCAATCCGTTTCTTTTGAGTGAGCGGCGAGCCCATTTGCGCGCCATAGGCGAGTTTCGTGGACTTGAACCATCCCTCATACGCCAACCCGGCGCACCACTCGCGCACCGTGGCCGAGGTTGTGACTTTGCCCGTAGCATCGACAACGCCCGTCCCCTGGTCCGAGCCATCCGCCCAGATGCACACGGTTTCCCCGACAAGATGCGTCAGCCCGGTAATCTGCGCCACCGGCCATGAATTGGTCCCGGTCACATGCGCGTCCATGAGCTTCGTCACGGTCCCGCCCCAGCACTCATCCTCCCGCGCCCACTGCATCAGCCGGCGCACCGTGGAGCCGTTCACCGTCATCTTGACCGAATAGAAGACCTCATCCTCATCCTCGCCGGGCAAGACCACCACATCCTCAACCGTGGACGCCCCCGCCGATGTGGCCGCGACCTCAACCTTCACCCATGCGCGCTCTTCCTCGTTCGGCTCATAGATCAACACCCGCACAGTGCCGTCATTCAGAAGCGCATGAACGCGCGTGTCCGGCTGCCGCTGGACCGCCAGCCAGGCGATCCCCTGCGTCGTCAGAGCGGTGCCCTGTTCCGCGACTGCCAGGTCAGGGATGAACGCCGTCAGATCGGTTTCGCTGTAGTCCTGCCCGAAGTAATTGGGCTTGTATGCCAACTCGTAGACGCGCCGGCCGCCGCGCTGGACGAAAACGCCGTTCATGTCGATGGCAACCGCAGGGATGGGCGCGCTGCCCTGCGTCCCCGCGCTGCGCAAATTGTAGTCAGTCGGCGTCAATGGCGCGGTGCCGGTGCTGGAAACCGCCGACTTCTCCGCCCCATCCGTGCCCAGCACGATGCGTTGCAGCGCCAGTATCCAGTTGATGCGATCCACCGGCCCCGAGCCAATCGAGCGGATGATCGGCCCGCTATCGCCGGTCACAGTGTCGTCAAAACTCTCGTAGGCATCGGACACGCTGCCGACGTTCCACCCGCCGCCGGCAAGCCATAGCCGCCCCTCGCCCAGCGCCACCCCCGAAGGATAACCTCTGACGCCCGACCACAAGCCTTCCGACCAATCAGACGTGGCCGTCGTGTTGCCAAGCCCATGCAGGGTGCCGGTATCGTCCGGTAGCTGCAAGACGACCGCCGCGACGTGCTGGTTGTCGGTGTAGCCGGTCACTCGCGCGACGCCCGTGATCGACCCCGCCTCAATCGCCAACTGACAATTCGCGGTCCCGGACGTGTAGGTGCCGTCAATGCCAATCCGGTAGTAGATGACCTGGTTGTCGTAGCCGTCCGAATACAATTCAGACGTTGCAGCGGTCCAACTCTTGCCGCTCACGTTCTGCCAGGAGCCGACCGCGCCGATGCTCCGTTGCAGCACCACCGTTCCGACGAAGGTGCCGGAAACCACAATCTGCATCGTCCGGCCGCCGCCAGCATCGAGGCCCGTTACCTCAATGTAGGACGAGAATTGCGAGGTTCCGCCCGCCGCGACAGTGACTGACTGCCCGGCCGACGTGAGGCGCCACAGGCCGCCGACATGCGATGACTGAAACAGCGGCGCCGACGCCGTGAGCGTGATCGCCCCCGTCGTGCCAGATGGCGTGATCGTGATCGGGCCGGTGTTGATCGGCAGGAAAGGCCCATCCATAGGCGCGAAATAGACGATGGAGAACGAGCGATAGCCCGTCTGATTGCGCTTGTTCCACCGCTGGACCTTCTGCGTTGCGATCCCGTCGCATGCCACATAGACCACTTCGCCGGACTGATCCCATCGCAGGTTATCCAGATCGGCCGCAGCCCAAGGCGTCGTCAGCACCACTTCGCCCGCGCTCTCAATCGCCACCGACGCCACATAGGACGGCATCGTGAGCGCGTTCGAGAACTGGACGTAGAAGTTTCCCGTAGGGGTAAAGGCAATCGAGTGATAGCCTTCCTCAAGCGTCAGGTTGCTGGCGTAGTCGCTGCCGCCGACCGTGCTGCCGACGTTCAGGATCACGCGCGAGCCATGCACGGGAATTTGAATGCGGAGCGCGTGCTCGACGTTCGGCTCCGCCACCGTGACCAGCTGATACCGGATGGCGCGATTGAAGCCGGTCCCCGTCAGGCTCATGTAGGGCGCGACATAGGCCGAGGTTGCGCCGCTCTCGTCCGCGTCCGTCCAGCTTGACAGGCTGCCAGCAAAGGTGCCGTTCGCAATCGTCGCGGTGACAGCCGGCCGCGTCAGCACGGTATCCGGCGTGTTGTCCGAGGAAGGCAACCAAAAGCGCATCGCGCCGTTGGTGCATTCCATCAGCCATTTGTCAGTGGTGGCGAACACCCCCGGCATGAACCGCGCCCGCAGGTTGCCGTATGTCGCCCCCACATCGGCCAGACCCGGTCGCAGCATGGCCGAGCCAAGCACGCGCGGGATGATATTGGTCTGGACCTCCGCTGACATGGCGAGGCGCTTCACATCGACGCGCGCCAGCCCCAGCGGCGACACCAGCCCCCTGTTTAGCGCGAGGATGGCCGGCGTCGTCTCGACCATTGGCTTAACCCGTCAGGGAGGAAGTGCGCCCCCAATCGAGGGACGAACGATTGCCGCGCCGTGCGCGCGTCCATGAACCAGCCGGCAGGAAGCGGGCGCTTTCGTTCATCGCCGCCGATCCCTTGGCCTCTTCCATGAGCCGCTTCGCCTCTTGGCGAATCTGCCCGATCTTGGTTTCGCTGCCGCCCGTCAGCACGGGCGCGATCTGCGCCGCGAGATAGCCTTGCACCGCCATGACGAACGACTGCGGCCAGAGCCCGACATTCGCCCCATACGAGGGGTCATTCGACACATAGGCGAGGTAAAAGGTGGACGTGTCGCTGTAGAAGTATCCCGCCTCGTCGCTGATCGTCGTGAGCGGAACGGAGAAGCGATCATCGACGCAGGTTGCCATCGTCCGCACCCAGTCGCCCGGCTTCTCAAAGGCGTATTGGTAGCCAAACGATGGCGTCAGGTCAGTGTCCGCATCGAGTTGCGACGTGCGCCGCGCGAAGCTCCAAAGCCCCTCTTCAAGGCAGGCTTGGACCGCGCCATTCTCCCACGCATCATCCAGCAGATACCGCGCCTCCAAGTCCTCGGTGAGCGCGGAAATCCGGGTATGCTGGGCGATGCGCAGGGCGCCATTGTAGACCGTCAGCTTCCACGCCTCATAGGCCGACACGTCTCCAGTGAGCGCCGCGCCCGTGTCGGAATTGAGGGTAAAAGCGACCATCAGGCCGCGACCTGAAGGCGCTTGACGTGATCCCGCAGCCAGGCCGCCGCGAACTCGCGCGACTTGTGGCCCTCGGAGATATCGAGATTGTCCGCCAGACGCTTGACGATCCAGCCAGCGCGACCGCGCCCATAGATCTTGAACCCGTCAGGGATGGCGCTTTCCTCGCCGGGAACGTCGGTGCCGAACCGCTCGACGCGCAGCACATGCACCACGACGGAGAAGTCCTCGACCACGCGAACGAGAAGCTCCGCCCACCATTCGCCATAGGCGCCGCGCACTTCGATGCGGTCATAGACCTTGAGGCGCTTGGCGACGTGCGCCCAGTATTCCGGCGCGAGCATTTCTTCGAGAGTGGTGCCGACCTCGGGGCGGACGATCATGTCCTGCCGGATGTATTCGGCCGGCTGCATTTCGCCGTCTCGAACCTTGCGCGAGGATTTGGCGCCCGCTGCCTTGGCATCGGACGCGGGCCGCTCCAGAGTTTCGCTCATGAAATTCCTTCGATAGACCGGCGCCGGGGGCGGGATGCCCCCGGTCGCCAAGCCGTCATCAGGCAGCGCCAGAACCAATATCCGTCATCGTGATCGTCGAGGCCGTGGCCACGAGAACGCGATAATCGCGCCAGACAGTGGTGGCGATGGTCGCCGTGCCGCTGATCGTCACGCCCGAGCCACCCGTCAGGGTCAGGGTGCCGCCGTTCGTGTTGCGGACGCGCAGAATGTAGGACGTGCCCACACCAGCGCCGGGAATGCCCGCGATGATCTGAGCCGCCGTCCGCGTCGTCATCGCGGTGGCGCCAGAGCTTGCGAGGTAGGTGAACGCGGCGCCTTCCATGTCGCCAGCGGAGAGCGTGCCGTTGCCCGCCGAGATGGAAGTCACCTTCGACGCCGGCAACCCGCCCGCGCCGCCCGCATAGGCCGACAGGGAGAGCCCGACCATCGTCACGGTCGCCGCGGCAGTGTAGGTCACCAGGAAGCGCCCGACCGAGAGAGCCGGAACAACCGTGATGCCCGACACCGTGACGCCGGTCCCGCCCGAGAGCGTGGCCGCGCCGTCCGTGGTGTTCACGTAGACGTATTCGAACGAGCGCCCGATAGCCGGATTGGGCAGAGCCGCGATGATGTTGGCCGCCGTGTCCGTCGTATCGGTGAAGGCAGTCGCCGACTGCGCGCCGCCGCGAGTGGTGACGCCACCCACGATGCCGGCCGCAGTGATCGTGCCCGCGCCTACCGTCGAAAGCGCCGTAGCCACCTCGTTGCCGCCGACCGCCGAAGCGACCAGCTGCAGCGTCGCGGCGCCGGACGAGATCGAGGCCACCTGGCACATGAAGGCCCAGGGCGCCGTCGCGTTGATCGCCAGCACGTAGTCGCCCTTGGCCAGCCCCTTCTTGGTGGCGTCCGACACGTAGGACGCGCCGAGGATGGTGGCGATGGAGTCCGTCGTCTGCGAATACACCCATTCCTTGAAGCCGGTAGCCAGCGGCCCCATGGAAACGCAGTTGAGGGCAGTGGAAGAGTAAGCCATTGGGTTTTTCTCCTTTCCGCCCTGTTACGCCGTCGCCGCGAAGGCGGAGCCGTCGTGACGGATGCCCACAACGCCGCGCGCCTGAAGCATCTTCGTGCCGAGGTAGGCGGTGGTGCGCGCGTAGCTGTAGTCCTGCTCCTCCATGTAGCCGACGACGGACTGGATGCCCGCCGTGTTGACGACATGGCCGATGGCATTGCGGTGGAAGACGTAGAGCTTCTCAGCCGAGGTGCCGGCGCCGGTCAGGTTCGGATGCACGATCCACGTCACGCCAGCCCACGAAAACGAAGTCGGCTGGTCGATGTAGTCGGGCGGGCTGTCGAACGGCTTGCGCGAGATATACTCCGCGTTCGCGAACTCCTTGGTCTGCATCAGGTAGGCTTCCGCAGCCGGCGTGATGAGGCCGAAGAGGTTGTTGCCCAGCGGCACCGCGTTGTTGCCCAGGATGGCCTTGGCGAACATGACGAGCTGAAGGCTCATCGTCTGCGCCGTGGTGCCGGTGAACTGCGTCGTCGCGCTGTCAAGCTCCGCGATGATGTCGGCATCGACCTTGCGGTTGATGACGCCGGTCGAGGTCATCTGCATGATGCGGCGCTGATCGCCCTGCGAGGCGAAGACGTTGAAGCTCGTCTTGCGGACCAGATCGTGCCATTCCACGAGGGTGGCCGTGTTCTGCGTCAGGCTGTCGGCGCGGGCCGGAATGAGGCCGTTGACACCGCGCGTAACGGCAGTCGCCGAGCCCGAATCCGCGACCTGAAAGACGGCCTGGTTGCCCTTGATGACGGCTTCATTGGTGACGCACTGGCTCAGGAGGGAGCGGTGCTGCTCGAAACCGGCGATGAACTCCTGCCGGTATTGGACCTGAAAGGCGGTGTCCGCCATGATTATCTCCATCGGTTGCGAAGTGATCGCATCGACGGGGTGTCAGGACGGCGGAGGCCGGGATGCCCAAACGGGGCCGAGCCGATCCGCGACCGGGGCCGCGTTTGATCGTCAACCGCCTATCTACGCCAACGCGGCGTAAAATGCAATAGCACGATTGCGACGCGTGAATTGCCCGGCGTTAGAAGACGAACAGGTTGAGCCCCGAGTTGCTCGCGCGCGCCAGAGCTTCAAGCAACACTTGGGTTGCGCGAACCTCGCCGGAACCAACAGAGACAGTCTGGTATCCGACCTCCAATGCGTTGACCGCCGCGGGCGTCCATGGCCCGGACGTGTTCGGATTGGTCAGCCAGAGATCGGTTTGATAGGTAGAGGTTGTGATGGGCGGGGTGCCGGTGGCGCCGCTGCTAGTCGTCGCACCGGACTTGAGCCGCCCCGCTGCGGTAGCGGCGGAGGCCACGGTTTGCAGAAGGCAGGCCCGGCTTGCGACCGCGAGGATGGTGCGCGAGCCCGTCATGCCCGGCGTGAAGGAAAACCGATCTTCCAGCCCGTTGGATGCCGCGCCGTTGTATGTGGCGCTGCTAGGCCGCCCCGCCGAGTTGGAATTGACCCGCGACAGATTGGTTGATGCCGATGGCGTCCAGCCCGTCGCCGTCGCCGCAGTCGGCAGGAACGACCAGACCTCCATATCCCCGAGGAAGTTGGTAAACGGCGCCGAGCCGGTGAAGTCCAGAAGGTATAGGTCCTGCGTATCAGTCCGCCCAAACCACCCGATGCCGCCGCATGTGTGCGTGCCGGAACCGCCCTGGATGTTCACGGACGTTGCCGTGATGATGGCGACGCCGTTCCAGCGCACCGTCACGTCTTTGCTTGTGCCAATGCCATTCCATTTGATTTCGAGATACCCGAACGTGTCCGCCGGAATGGCATCGGCGCTGCTACTGGCAACAATCGTCCCGGTTGCGCCGTCCCCGCGCCGCACGTTGACCGTGCCGTCGCTGGCGCGCTGAATGGTGAACTCAAGCGCCGACAGGTCCGAATTGCCGAACGAGATCGCGCCATACTGCCCACTTGAGACGGACGAGAACGACATGCGGCAGCCGAGAGCCCCGCCCGATGCAAGAGGCCCCAGCCCACCCGCCGCCCGCAAATCGAGCCCCCAGGATGCAACGCCCGACGCCACGCTATCAAAGGCGATCCGCATTCCATAGGTAGAACGCGGCCCGATGGCCGTCTGAATGCTGCACCATGTCGTATTCGCCCATCGCTGCGTCGGGCTGTTGTTCTGGAAGTTGGCGATTGTCGTAGACCCGCCGAACCCCTCAATCGTCCGCAGCGTCATGACGGATTGTTCGCCAGCGAGGCGAGACAGATCGTGCCGTCAGGGGAGAACCACGTCAGCACGTCGCGGGCGCTCAGGGATGCCGTCAGGGCAGGCGGCGCCGCGTTCGAGTATGGCGCCATGAACTTCCAGTTGCTGGCATAGCTCAGGGTTTGCGCCGACCCGGCCGCCGGCTGGACGAACGAGATGATGCCGGACGCACCGACCGCCATGCCAGTCGGGTTGTCCAATGTGTAGGGCCCGACGCCGCTGGTCAGGGTGGCGACGAATGCGTTGTTACTGGTCATGCTCACTGCGATGGTGGCCGATGCCGTCGAGAGGGTGCCCACCCCCTGACTGACATTGCGCCGCGCCGTGCCCGCGCTGGACACGTCCGA